GTTCAGACCACTACTCCTCTGCACGAAAAGTTCGGGAACGCAGCTTTTCAGCTACTCGACGAGGTCCCGGACCCCAAAGACGTGTCACTTCCTGAGTTTTCCTGGGGGTTTAACGTACGGAAAACTCGCAAGGGCCGGGGCCTGCTAGTCAACACACAGACGGGCCGTGTTCTCAATTCTAGCCCTATGGAAAGCCCCGGAATTTCAGCAGTGGTCGAACACGACTTCTCGAAGTTCTGGACGCCACCCAAACTGTTCACTGGGGTGAAGACGGTCATCCTTGGGGGTGGACCCTCCCTCAAGGACGTCGATCTGACCGCTGTGCAGGAGGACTGCAAGGTCATCGGGGTGAACGACGCCTACCTTCTCGGAGACTGGGTGGACGTCTGCTTCTTCGGGGACTTCCAGTGGCTGAACCATCACAAAGAGGACTTCTCCAAGTGGCCAGGTCTGAAGGTCACGAATTGCCCCGATCTGCTTGGTCGTCAAGGGCTGTTCTGTATGCAACGGGTGGAGAAGAAGTTCGCTGAGGACTGGCAACTCGGCTGGTGGTTCAACAGTGGGGCTTCCGCTATCGCCCTCGCTGTCATGTTCGGGGCCACGGAGATCATCCTGCTTGGGTTCGATTGCAAGCTGGGTGAGGATGGGCAGTCCAACTGGCATCCCAACAACATCTCCAAGAACACCAAGCGCACCTACGACCAGTTCATCTACTTCATCGACCATCTGAAGGCGGTGCTCGACCGGGATCACCCGGAGGTGAAGGTCGTGAATGCCTCTCCGGGCACTGCACTCACTTCGTTCCCAGTGGTGTCACTCGAGGAGGCACTCAATGGGATGGAAAAGTGAGAAGGAAAAGTGGGTAGTAGCCTGCGTCTTCAAGGGTGGCGGGGACTTCACCGAGGATCACGTCCAGAGTCTCAAAGCCCAGGTCAAGAGGCACTTCCAGGCTGACCACGACTTCGTATGCGTGACGGATCAGTACGTTGGTCTCTGCAGGAAGGAGTATCTCTGGTACGATTGGGAAGGTTGGTGGTCGAAGCTCAACCTGTTCCTGATGAACGACAGAGACCGGTACAACGGTCGTCCCGTTTTCTACCTTGATCTGGACACGGTGATTACGGACGACTTCCTTCCTCAGATGCCGGAGACAAACGAGTTCTGGATGATCCGGGACTTCTGCGCTTGGGGGAATCCGAGGTACGAGAGCAGATGGTGGGCAAGTGGGCTGATGGCTTGGAAGGGCGACTTCTCCTTCATTGCCAAGTCAGCACGGATGCAAGGGATCAAAGAGGTCATGCGTCTGTACCTCTGGGATCAGATATGGATCAACCACTGTCTGCGTCTCGGAGTGGAAGAAGGGAAGTACGTCAGGAAGGCCATTGAGGACGTTCTCAGGGTCAAGAGTTACAAGGTTCATGGGTTGCAAGAACGGCTTCCAGATCCGCCTGATCGTCCTCAGATTGTGTGCTTCCACGGGAAGCCCAGGCCGTGGGAGGTCAACACCCCTTGGGTAGTGGAGGCACGCGGCTAAAATGGCAAGAGTAACGGAAGAAGAAGTGCAAGCTATCATGGAGGAGTATCCGGACGATCTTACTCCTTTCATGACGGTTGCGAGTCTGCTTGTGGAGGAGGAGCTGGTACCAATTGGCGTATTGTCAGACGACCGGTTGAAGGAGATCGAGCGATGGCTTTCCGCTCACTTTGCTGCCGTGCGTACACCCCTTGCTACGCAGGAGGGTGCAGGCCCTGTGACCCAGTCTAACCAAAGGGGTAGTCCTGGGAAGGGCTTGGCAAGCACGCAGTATGGGCAAAACGCTATCAGCCTCGACACCACCGGAACACTAGCTGCACTAGCCGAAGGGACCAGCACCTCCTCCGCCATGATTGATGCTGTGTTGGAGGATTGGCAGTGAACCCAGCCAAGTTCTGCAAGCAGCACGCCATATACTGGGCCCCCGCAGGGAAGGGCCCGAACGGTGAGGACACGTATGCCAGCGAGGCCGAGGTGATTGGTGCTCGCTGGGATGTCGATGAAGGCGAGAAGCCCACGGGGGTTCGGCTTCTCTCCGAGTTCATGATGGACGAGCCCGTCATTGGGCGAACCACCGTGATGGTTGACCAGGTGGTGGAGGTCGGAGGCCTGCTGATGCAAGGAGAGCAAGAAGACCTCTGCGACCTGGTCGATGAAGGGTACGTTCCAAAGGCGAATGACGACGGGATTTTCGTCATTCGCCAGTTCCTCACAAACCCGACGGTGAGTGCCAAGAAGTTCCTCTACCGAGCAATCTGCTGAGATGGCCGCTACCGCGACAAAGAGTGGCATCGGTGCAAGCGTTCCGAGTTCCATAGGGGACAGCACCTTCGTTCAAGGCACAGGGGAAGTCCTGCGCAACCTGAACAAGGCTATCTCGGAGTTGTTGTTCCTCACCCAGGAGGGTCTGGTCGAAGGGGGTAAGTTGCTGAGGACGGAGTCACGCCGCAGGACACCGGTCGATACGGGTGATCTCCGTACCAACGTCACCGTCACGCACGACCCGTTCAGCTCCAAGTGGGAGGTGTTTCATGTGGTCGTGGCCTATCAAGAGCACTACGCGGTGTATGTCCATGAGATATGGGCCCACCATCGCGGGTCTCCTCTGCAGGACTGGAAGTTCATGGAGAGGGCAATGACAGAGGAGAGGGAGCGTCTGCTCCGAGTAATCGGCGAAAAGTCGAGGCCAAACTGGTGAACTCCCTAGCTACGGACATAATCAACAAGCTGGTCGAGGAGAAGGTCGGCTACATCCCTGGCACCGACGACACGGAATCAACGGGATGGCTGATCTTCAACCAGCACCAGCCAAACGTCCTGAAGGCCGTCGTGGTGAGGCAGTACGAAGGCCCTGCCCCGATGGTGTTTCAGAACAAGGAGGACGCAGCGAGGGCTCTGGAAGACCTGCGCTTTCAGGTGATGGTGAAAGCACAGACTGATTCCGAGGCTAGCAGGAAGTGTGAATCCATAGCCGCCCTCTTTGAGAACTACACCACCTTTGTTGTCCCTGACGAGGAAGGGGAACTAGATGAAGAGGACAACCCACTCTTCCAAGTTCGGTACCATCACATAGTCAGACATACCTCCCCGTTCCCCCTAGCAAGCGAGGAGAAAGGAGTGTATGTTTGGGTTGTGAACTTCAGGACAGTGCGGCAGTATCAGCCTGCTCCTGAAGAGGAGCCGGAGACGTAACAGAAGGACGAAGGACGGTGTAACATGACGATGAAGACCGGTTGGAAAATCAAGCTGACCATGACGGTCAGCTCCTTCACCTGTCTGATTGTCGATACGACCCCTCCGGGTGCCTCCCGCGCCACCATCGACGTGTCGCACACCCAGACCTCGGGCGGTCGTGAGTTCATCCCGGGTGATCTGGTGGACTGGGGTGAGTTGAAGCTGACCATCGGCTTCGATCCCAGTGTCGATCCGCCTATCAATGCGGACCCCGAGGAGATCGAGTTGGAGTTCCGGGACGGAGAGGTCTGGACCTTCATGGGGTTCATGACCGCGTACACGCCCAAGGCTCCGATGGACGACAAGATGACCGCTGAGGTCACCATCAAGGTCGCGAGCAAGCCCGAGATCACCCCTGCGGTCTGACGGGACTGAACAGACCCTGAGGTAAAGGAGAGCAACGATGAACGCATTGGACATCAAAGCGGCACTGATGGGAGTAAAGGCGAAGATCATCCCGGTTGAGCTTCCGGGTCTGCCGGTCATGTACCTCAAGCAGATGTCCGGAGCTCAACGGGATGAGATTGAGAACTACGCCCTGGAGCACAGGGTCCCGTCGAAGGATGACAAGCTGATTCCGGACATTCGGGGCCTGCGTGCTCTCACCATCATCTTCTGCCTAGTGGACGAGGACGGGGTCCCGATCTTCGGTCGCAGGGATGCCGACGCCATCGCCAGCATCCCTGCTTGGGTGACGGACAAGCTGTTCGAGGAGGCTCAGAAGCTGAACGGCTTCCAGGCTGAGGAGAACAAGAAGATGGGGGAATCCTCAGACGGCGAGGTGAGCGATGGTTCTGGTTCAAACTCGCCGTCCTTCTCCGAAGTCCGGTAGGCGTCCTCCAGGAGTGTATGTCGGCGAGAGAGTTCGAGGAATGGAAGCTGTTCTTCGAGCTAGAACCACAGGAGCCGGAGCGTTCAGACATCCGAACCGCAATGCTCTCTTCCCAGTTGCTTGCGGGGCTGGGAGTGGAGAGCGGACAGAGAGAAGTCCGAGACCTGATGCTTCGATTCCACACACCCGAAGCTGACCCTGAGGAAGTCGAGACCAAGCTGAAGACATGGCTGAGGAACGTGGAAGTAACTGACCCCGGAAAGTCCAAGAAGTCCAAGAGACCTCCGAAGAAGAAGTGAAGCGCACGTCGAGGGAGCCCTCCAGACTACGGTTGGACGGGCTCCCTCCATATTGAGGTTCAGATGGCTCTCAACCTTGGTTCAATGTATGTGACGTTGGAGGCTAGGGCAGCCTCCTTCAACGCCTCTATGGAGAGTGCCAAAAAGGGCATTCTCTCCGTCGAGAACCAAGCGAGGGTTACCGGGCGGTTCCTTACCCGCTACATCTCCGGGCCTCTGATTGCTGCGGCCGCGGTGACGTTCAAGTTTGCCAAGGACTTCCAGAGCAACTTCGAGCTGGTCAACACGATGTTGAAGCTCAATGGGGAGGCTCAGGACTCGTTCAAGGAGAAGATCCTTCAAGTCAGTGACCGATACGGCAAGTCCGCTGCTGACATCATGAAGGCGTCGTATAAGGTCACGTCGGTTCTGCAAACTGGAGCTACTGAGACCGCCCACTTTGTGGAGCAGATCACACGGGCAAGTGTGGCAGGGAAGATCACCGTAACGCAAGCCGCTGAGGCGATCATCAATGTGATGGCCACTTACGGGTTTCAGAGCACCCGGGCAGCTTACACCACGGACGTACTTGCGAAAGCGGTCAAGCTGGCAAATGCTGAGTGGCAGCACATGGCCATCCAGCTTCCCCGCATTTCAGGGATTGCGAAGCCTCTTGGGGCTACCTTCATTGAAATGGCGGGGGCTTACGCTTATATGTCCGGTCGTGCTGGTACGAACCAGCAAGCTGGTACCGCTGTGCTCAACCTGTTCGGAGCAATGCTGAACCAGACTCCCGCAATGAAGAAGGCTGTCCTTGAGATCGGGGAAAGCTGGGGGCTCCAGAATGTCCAGACTGCTCGGACGCTGATACTGACTCGTGGTCTTGAAGCTACGCTTAAGTCGATGGGTCAGTATATCGGGAATGATACCAACCTGCTCGGGGATATGATTCCAACACTGCGCGGACTGGCTGGTGCTACCCAGTTGCTGAGAGACGGCTCCGAAGGGTACTCTCGCGTCATG